CGGCCACTCCCCTGTACGCATCATCTTGATCAGGCGACGCGATCGCTCACCCACCTGCCGATACCACAGCGAATCGACCATCTCGGCAGCCGCGCGCATGTAGTCGCCAGCCGTGAGTGCGACGCGCATCTGCTTGAATCGCGCGAGGCCGGCGAGGCCCAGGTTGACGGCCATATCGAGCAGCACGGCCTGCCGTACATCGCCGAGGTCGATCCAGTACGGCTCCAGCCGCAACACGGCGCGGGCACGCTCGATGTCGCGCTCGAGCAGGTAGGTTGCCTCTGTCTCATCCAGGCCCACATCGTCCAGATTGCGGCCATATCCGACGGTGACTTTCCCGGCCGTGCACGTATACGGATGCGGCCGAAATCCCTCGTGCCGCTTCGTGAGCTCGACGACATTCATGCGTCAATCGCCCATCTCAAAGAGATCGGCGCCCGGCAATTATTACGGCAAGGTTGGTCGCCGGGCTGCCTCCAAACACTCTTGGCTTGATCCATACAGGTAGCTCCACAATTTGGCGTAGCGCCGTATCGGTGAGCGTCAGCGGCACCCCTGCCGTGTCGGTGAGCGCGTGATACGTGACGCCGTCGTTGCTTCCGCCGATCGTGATGCTCGCGCCGCCGAACGCCCCTGCAATCTGGACAGAGCGATCAGAAAAAACGGCGAGCTGCACCGGCTCGCCGTCGTCATCCTTCCCCATCCCGTACCAGGTCGTTACCGCTACATCCAGGGATGTCTCATACGGGAACGTAGTGACTGGAACAACGGTCGCCATCAGGCGATCCCGTCATCAGTCGCGCTCCTCGCACGGGCTTTTCCCATCTCGGACAGCGTGCGAGGCATCGCAGGCTTGACGGCCTGCTTCTTCGCTTCTTCGGCCTGGGCGCTGCTCACTGGCACAAACCACCGAGCAGTATCTCCGTCGAGAGCGTCAAACTCTTGCCCGGGCCGTATTCGGTGGCCGCCATAAAAGCCCATCTCGATAGCCACGACTCTCATGCTGCAACCTCATCAGCCCTGCGCATACGCAGCCCACTGGGCCGGGTCTTTCACCAGAAACGCGTTGATCTTGCCAGCGCTCACGGCAGTCGACCCGGTAATCTGCAGGATCCCGAGATACCGCTCGTAATTGAACGCCTGGGGGATCTCCATCACCGCCAGCACAGCGCCAGGCTTGAGCGCGCCAGCGTCTGACGTCGTGGACGTGGCAAACGCCGGTGTCTGCGCGTGGATCGTCGCGGTGCTCGTCGAGATCGATGCCGTATCATCCGATGCGAGCTGGAATGTCACGGTGCCGGTGCTCGATGCCACCTTGATTCCGGTATCCACAGTGATGACGAGATACAGCACGTCGGTGGCGCCGATCGGTCCGGGAGTCAGCTTCTGACCGGCGATCATCAGGTCGATCTGGTCTCCGACCAGGTAGGTGCCTGCGGCGCCCGTGTTGAGTGCGACGGCGTCGCAGAATTCGGCTCGTGCGTCGAGAATCATGGTGTGTACTCCGTGTGTGTCGTGACCGATCAGGCGACCAGCGATTCGTTGTTGACGATCGCGTCTGTCCGGCGGACCGGAATGTCATCGAACGTCATTACGCGCCGGCCCTCCACTGTCTCCCACGAGAGGTTGTTGGCCACGCGCTCCAGGATCCCCAGCCGCAGCTTCTCGCGGATGGTGCGGTTTACGTACCAGCATGCACGTCCCTTGCCGAAGCTGGGAATGCGCTCACTTGCCTGCACCATCCAGTTGATCAGGTTCTTCGTGTTCGATACCGTAGCCAGGTCGCTGATCTTGATGTTTGCGACGCGCACGAAGTAGCGCCAGTCACGGATCGTGAGGCCTGCATCCCAGCGGTAGTGCGTGCGGTAGCCTTCCATCCGGCCACCGCTGCCGTCGACGTTCTCGATCGTTACCTGACCCTTGTCGGTCATCTTCAGGCCGCCGCTGCTGCCCTTGGGGTAAATGCCGAAGCCGGTTTGCGGGCCCCACACGCACAGCCAGATCGATGTGTTCGAGCTCGCATTATCACCGGCTGCGTTGACGATGTTGTCCGCATTCTGCGCAGACAACGAGTTGTATCGCGGCGCCAATCCAGTGAACGCCTCCGGCTCGCTGCCCTCGTTTCCGTAGAACAGCGTCTGCGCCAGCTCCTGCGACATGCCCTCGATGATCGCGCTGTCTTCAGACAGACGGAATGCCGCGGTATTGCCGTTCAGATCTGCCAGCGCCTTGTCGATCTCAGCGTAGGCCTCGAGCATGCCGCACGAGTCCTGCACCTGCGCGGTGGTGGACTTTGTGGGCTGGACGCCGCCATACAGCTTGCGCCAGGTCGGCACCGGAATGCCGGTGCGCACGGTGGTCTTGTTGCCTGTTTCGAGGTTGCCCTCGACCCAGCTCATATCAGTGAGCACGTCGTTTGACTGGTTCAACAGCTCGACGATCGTCGCGATTTTGCCATCCGGATCGGTGCGCCGGGCAACGTCGATGAGCGTCGGGTTGGTTGCTTTCAATGCGGACATAATGCCTTCCTCAGTTCATGGTAGGGAACATACGTTTGGCTGCATCCATGTCGTCGGCTCTCCTTGGCGAGCCGGATACGAACGCGTCTTCGCTGATGGCTTTGCCGGCGCGATAAAACGCTCGGATTATTTCAGGGTGATTGCCAAGCCCCGTCATGTTCAGCACGTCGCGCAGCTCAGGGGTGCCGAACATCTCAAGAGCCTTGCGTGCAACACCCAGGTTCTCCTGTAGCCTGTCGCCGCCGATCTCCGTGTCGCCCTGCGACTGCTCTGCCCAGCTAGCCACCAGGCCCGATTGAGACTCCTGCTGTCGGCGCACCATGTTTGCAACGATGTCGACAGCTTTTTGCGCGGCCGACTGGTCAAGCCCGAGCTCACGCGCGGCGACCGCCCACTCACTGGCGGCCGCATCGTCGAGCGGCATGCCCTCGGGCGTCTTGAACTCATAGGCTGTTTCGCCAGGCTGCGACTGCTCCGCCTCGACAGTGGACGCGTCCATAAGCGTTGTTGGCGGCGCTGTTGCGTCTGGCTCCTGCTCGCTTGGGATCTCTGTTGCATGCACGTCAGTCATGCGCCACCCCTAGACTCTTGCAGCACGGCGAAATATCCATCGGCGCTAGCCTCCAAAAGTTCTGCCGTGATCCACAGCCCGATGTTGCGTTGCCCCTCGCTGAAAGCCATCAGCGAGTGGTTGTGATCGAATGAAGACCGGAATACACCGGTCTCCTCGAGCAGTCGGAGCGCAATGCGCCTCCCCTGCTGGTGCCCGAGCAGCCAGCGTATGTCGTCGAGCTCCATGCGCCTTGCTTCGCGCGCCGCCACCTCTTCGGCTTTGGCCTCGCGCTCCAGGCGGTTCAGATCTGTCGGATCGCTGGTTTCCATGGGGAAAATACGCTACTCGTCCAGTGGGGAGCTTACGGACACGCCATCAGCCATCAGCCATCGACATACGGCGCGCTCGGCGTGCCGTATCCGGTGAACTGGTTCATCAAATCGCGCAAATTGTCAGTGTCGATCTCGCTGGCAGCTCTTGCTGTGTCGACGGCCGCCGGTGCTGCTGCTGCTGCCTGCTGCGCCTGCTGCGCCGCCTCGCGTTGCGCACGGATCTGTGCGACCTGGTCGTCGGGTACGATGATCTTTGGGCTCACCCCGTAGGCGTCGGCGTACTCGTCGACGACTTGATCGAAGTCCACCTTATCCACAATCGCCGGGGACAGCGCAGTGAGCTGGCCCACCGCAGCGAGCATGCGATCCATGCCCTGCGTTGCAACTGCGCGCTGCGCCTGAGCCAGAACGCTGATGAATTCGACCTTGAGTTCCATCCCCTGCAGTTCAGGCGGAATATCGGGCAGGATGTCAGCCGCCACGCAATGCTCGAAGGTGATATCGATCAGTGGGGAAAGGAGCTCGTTGTGCAGGCGCTCGAGCACCGGCCCCAGCATCAGGAGCTTTTCCTCATGCCTCTCCGCGATCTCGGTGGCCGTGGTGCCGGAACGCGTGTCGTTGGCCAGCATTAGGAATATGTCCGCGTGGTAGGCCTGGCGGACTCGATCGCGCACATCCTGGATATCGAGCAAGAGGTGCTGCATGTCGAGGCGCACCTCGAACGCAGAGCGCACGCCGGCGCCAGTTGATCCCTGCGCATCGACGTAAAAAACGCCACCCGGCAGGCGCGCCCGCTCCGCCTCCTTGTAGCGCGTTGGGACTTGCAGCGGCGGATTGACCTGGTAGTCAATGCCCTGCCCCTTGCGCAGTTGCTGGTGCTGGAGCTGCCTCACGTCGCCTTGGCAGTCCATGCCCGGTGAGGTGCCGTAGATATCGTTACCGGTAATGATCCAGCGTGGGACGAGCGCCGGGAAGCGACGAAAACCGGATTCGCTCAGGAATTGCTCGCTTGCGTCGCCGCGTCCCGGCTCCAGGTAGATCGATTCGTACTGCATGTTACGCGCGTCGCGCTTGTGGATATCACGCTCGCGCCTCGGCTGGACGATGTGTAGCACATCGATCCACGCACTGTAGCTACCATTCGTGTACAGGTTTCGCACCGACGCTGAGCAGGCCTCCAGGCCGAACTGCTCGACCATCTGCTCGACGGTCATCTGGAACTCGCGCACTACCGTGTCGACGGCGCCTTGCGCATTCGTCGCCAGCGCGTACTCGCCGATGGTCAGCGGGTAGTGGTGGATGACATTCTCGAAGTCTGGCAGCACCATCGAGCACGCGGTGCCAAAGAGCCCGAGCTCGCCGTATATGGAATGCAGCACCCTGTAGGTGTTGCTCGAGGCGAACACGCGCCTGATTAATTTTGCGGTGTCGTGCAGCCAAGCGCGCACGGCTCCTGACTCCATCAGGTCCGCATCTTCGATCTCAAGGCGGAACCAGGGCCGCGCCGGGCTGGTCATCCCGGACATGAGACCCGCTGCCAGCGTGCGCGCGGCATACGTGGCCGTATTATCGAGGATGCTGTTCGATCGCTTGTCGCCGCGATTGCGATCGGTGGCGATAAAACGGCCGGTGCGCGGCTGCTGGTACGAACTGATGTCCTTCCAGAGGGAATCCCAGCTCGAGCGCTCATTCCAGAGGCTGGCCTTGCGCGCCAGCAGGCGCTGTTTTCTGCTCACCGGTATGCTGGGCATGCTGCGCGATCAGCCGCCGAGGAGCGTCGCGCGCCCTGTGCTCACGGGGCCGGACAGCCCGCTCGGGCCAGTGAGCAGCGAGCCACCGACCATGCCGCCCTGCCGGTTGCGCTGGCGCAGCTTGGCCATGTCCACGTCCGGCGGCTTTGCCGGCTGCGGAGGCGGAGGCGGATCTGGCGTCTTTGGGCTCTTCAGGCACATGGGCACGTCCCACCGGTGGAAGGTGGAGGCACTCTACGAGCGCCGAGCCCGCCCTACGGACACGGGGCTACATGTGCTTGTATGGATCGTAATCCAGCGCCGCGCTCGACGTCTGGGCATTACGTTCGAGGTACCGGAGCTGTGCCACCTTTGGTGTATCCATCAGTGCCAAGATCACCGCTGTCGCGCGATCGGGCGATCGACCCACGCGCTTCACGACATCATCGCGGCTTTCGACCTTGATGGCCGTCCCTCTGAGCTGCCAGCGCGGCGCGCAGAGCTCGGCCAGTAGATCCTTGTCGGGCGGCAGGCAGACGCCGATACCGTTTTCCGGATCAAGCGCCTCGCGCATGGCCCACCAGAGCTGGGCGCGCAAATTGAAAAAATCGAGCCTGCCCGATCGGTCGCGGCGGGTCGCTCGCTCTGCCACATTGATGCCATAAATTGGCTGCCCAGCATCACACAGCACATCGTACGGGCTGGCGCCCACGCCAATTACATCCAGATGAATCGGCGCGTGATCCCGGTGCTCGGATACCACCAGCCCAGCCACCGTGCGCCCGCTGGGGGTCTCTGCGCCAGAGTAGAGCTTAAGTTCGTCAAACCAGTATTCGCCATCCTCGCCGCGCGCGTATCGCGCCGCGATCACGGTATTGTCCTGGCCGCCCCTGGCCACGTCGACACCCATCGACATCTGCTCGCCCTTGCGCGCCCTTGCCTGCCAGCGCGCCTGTGCCTGCTCTACCCAGCGCGTCGGGATCACCTGCCAGGGATCATCCTTGATGCCCGCGAGAAAGTCGCCGAACAGCATCTGTGAGCGCAGCGGCTCGGGCAGAGACTGCAGCGTGGCGATGTAGCCAGATGCCATGTAGTACGGATTGTCTGTCACCCGAGCCGGAATGAAGGTGCGCGATTGCGGGGTGATGATCTGCTCTGGCGTGTACTGCGTGCGGTCGAAGTCGTAGCAGGGGATGCCGTCCGCAAGGACGAAAGGGTCAGCGCGATCCAGCCATACGTCGACGGTCTTGCCGTCAGCTCCTGGAATCATGGCCGCCCAGCGCAACGTTCCCGGCGGCGTGGGATACAGCGCGTGCTGCGTGTCCAGCCAAGGCGCGAAGAATTGGATTACCCAGCGGCCTTCTGCGGTGGTCGGCGGGTTGAAGGTCATGAGCACCCGCGTGCGCTGCGCCGGATCGCTCGTGCGTGTCCACCCCATCACGAAGCGCACTTGATCCTCGCGCTGCTCGGTGACCTCGTCAAAGGCCTTCAGGTCGTGCGGCCGGCCTTGCCATCGGCGTTCGTCCCCCGGGTTATCCAAGCCGCCGAACTCGATGATGCCGCGACGCCCCGCCGGCAGGCGCCAGATTGACTTCTGGCTGTTGTAGCCGGTCGTCGCGCCAACGATGTCCGTCAGGCGCTGTACTACGCCCTCGGTCTGCGTCTTCTCGCGCCGGATGACCAACGCCCTCTGATGCTCGCACAGCGCCAGGCCGGCGATCAGGTCGGTTTTTCCGCCCCCTGCAGCGCCGCCGTACCCGATCACATCGGCATCGGACTCATACGCCATCCGCTGCGGGCCGGGCAGCGGCAACCAAGGGCGTGCGGCAATGTCGGCCGCGATCAGCGCGTCTAACTCTGCGCGCTCTGCATTGGTGAGGTATCGCTCGAGATCACGCGGGTTCATTCGGAATCGTTGGCATCGCTTTCACGCTGCTTGGCAAGCACGAGGAGATGCGCGACGCGTGCAGCGCGCGCCGTTTCGTCCTGGTACACGATCGGGCCCCCATAGGGGCCGGAGATTTCGGTTTGCGTGTGATCTCCGTATCGCTTTCGGTCCCACTTGGCCAGCAGCCTGGCGCGCGTATCTACCTGCAGCCGGCGATGCCCCAGCATGTCGCCGCGTTTGATCTTGGTGATATTGCCATCGGCATCGAGCTCGATCTCCTCACCAACGCAGGGAGTGTCGGCGATATAGAACATCTCTTCGGCTATCGCATCAAACCCGAGAGATCGCGCGCGCGCGAAATCTTCGGCGAACTCCGGATACTTCTGCTGCCAATCCCAGACTGTCGTCCATCCCGGCATATGCTCGAGGCTGCATATCTGGGTCAGCGGCTTTCCAGTCGCCAGGAGCTCGCATATCTCCGTGGCGATAGCCTTCGTGTACAGTGTCTGCCCCCCACGTTTTCTCTTCGCCGGGCTGACTTTCTTTTGCTTGCTCGCCTGCTTGCTCATTCAGCAATCACCCTCGCCGTCCACTGCCCCCTTCTCCGCCCACTGCTGATGTGAGCGATGCATGACTTCGAGACGCCGAATTTTTCGGCGATCACCGCATAGCTGACCCCCACCGAAATCAGCTCCAGGACGAGCCTGACATCGTAATCCGTGAGGATCGCGTTATGGTGACTCTCCCCGATGCGCCTGCCCGAGTCGTTGAGGACGATGCGCATGTCATCCCTCAGATCCGGATAGTGCGTGTTTGAGCGTCCACAGGCGATCCAGCACCTGCTGGCGTTCGCGTCCGTAGCCGACGATACCAAGCTCCGCCTCGGTGGTCTTGATGGCGTCCCGGATGGTGTCTGCCCGAGCCATGCCGTGGGCGGTCAGGCGGGTGTGTTGCATGCTCCGCTCCCCCTCTTCCAACTTGGATCTGAGCTGCCCAAAATCTCGCACCTGCGTCACGGAGGAATCTTGCCGGCAGATGTCGCAGCGCCCCATGTGCCAACACGCGGCTGGGTTTTTCGCGCCGCGTCCGTAGGCCGTGCCACACGGCAGGCAGACCCACTGGGGGTGATTCGGATCACGCGAGGTAGTCATCGATCGTCTGCCGTGCCGCATCGAATCCCACGCACAGCACGGCGATCCACCCCATGCCGCCCATGTGGCCCAGCCACTCGAGCTGTTCGAGGGTTGGTTTGCCGCGCGAGGCCTTGAGCTCGATGGCAAGGCCTCTGTGACCGCCTCTAGCGACCCACAGCGTGAGATCGGGGAACCCCCTGCGTACACCCATAGCCTTGAGCCTTGCGGCCGTCACAGGGCTTCTCAGGCCGCCGTTGGGGCTGTGGTGCATCCAGGGCGCGACTTTCGGGTGCGCGAGGCGCATCCACTCGACGAGTGCGATCTGGATCTGATCTTCGGACGGGCCGCTACTGGCACGGCTTCGGACGGGCTTCATCGCGCCGGCTCCATGCGTGGCGCACATACTCCGCGACCCACTCGCGCATGTTCCGGATCACCTGCGCGAGCGCGGCCAGACGCCCCGCTTTCGTCGTGAGCGCGAGGATCTCGGCGGCGTACTGTCGCGGGCGCTTGCATGTCACTCGGTCCTCGGTGGGGTTTTGTCACTCCGCGAATCGATCGCGCTCATGGTCGGCGGCTGCTCGACCCAGAATCGCCGGCCGTATCCTTTGCGCGCCACCGCTTGCAGCCGGCGCGGATCCGGCCGCGAAATCTCGCCGCCTCGCGCGAGGAATGCCGCCACGTCTGCATCGATCGCCTTGCGCGCGTCGCTCATGATTCTCTCCCGCCCGACATGCCGAGCATGCCGAGCATCGCGTTCAGGTTATCCCGGCCAACGGCCTCGCGACTGGCTGTCGTAGGCCGGTGTTCGAGGCTGCGTGCTGCGCGCTCACGATCGGCTGCCACGATGCGGTTGTGCTCCCAACTCACGTCGCTCGACCCGAGGCAGAGCTTGCGGAACTCAGGCGCCGACGGTGGCCATTCGTGGCCTTGCGCGACGCACTGCCGCATGCCGTAGCG